ATGGCACGGAACAAGCTCAGCGAAACGAGGATTCGAACCCTGCCAGTCGGTATTCATTCGGATGGGGACGGCCTGTTTCTGCGGGTCCGCAAGGGCGGTTCGCGGCAGTGGTTCTTCATCTTCAAGCGCGCTGGACAGCGAACCGAGCTAGGGCTTGGTGGCCACGGCCAGGGCACTGCACCCGTGTCGCTGGCGCTGGCCCGTGAGAAGGCGCAGGAGATCCGTGAGCGCCTTGCCCGAGGTGAAGAGCTACAAGCCCGTAAGACATTCGCGGATGTGATGGAGGACGTGATCGCGCTCAAAGAGGCCAGTTTCCGCAATGAGAAGCACAAGGCGCAGTGGCGCATGACGCTCGATACCTATGCCGCACCGCTCCACAAGAAGCCGATTGCCAGCATCACGCGCGATGACGTTATGGAGACACTGAAGCCGATCTGGACAACGATCCCGGAAACGGCCAGCCGCACGCGAATGAGGATTGCCGCGGTCATGGACCATGCCAGGGCACGCGGTCTATTCAGCGGCGACAACCCGGCGGACTGGAAGGGCGGCTTGAAGGAGCTCTTGCCGGCCCGTCAGAAGCTCACGCGCGGGCACCATGCGGCGCTTGGCTACAAGGCCATACCGGCGACCATGAAGAAGCTGCGGGCGTCCTCTGCGGTGTCTGCGCGGGCTGTAGAATTCACGGCGCTATGCGCGTCCCGATCCGGTGAGGTCCGAGGCGCCAGGTTCAGCGAGTTCGACCTTGCGGCGAAGATATGGACGGTGCCGCCGGAGAGGATGAAGGCCGGCCGAGAGCATCGCGTGCCGTTGTCTCACCGTGCCGTGGAGATCATCGAGGCGATGCGCCAGCGTGCGACCGGGGATCTAGTATTTGAGGGGGAGCGGGAAGGCTCACCGATCAGCGACACGGCGATGACGAAGAGTCTCCGCCTCGCGGCCGGTGACAAGACGGTCACGCTGCACGGCCTCCGCAGTTCCTTCCGTGATTGGGCTGGCGATGAAACCCATCATGCCCGCGACGTTGTGGAGACCGCACTTGCGCACGTCATCGCCGATAAGACCGAAGCGGCCTATCGCCGAATGGATGCGCTAGAGAAGCGGCGGGCGCTCATGACGGAATGGGCGGTTTACTGCACAGGCGCACAATAACGTATTTGCCATATTGACAAATTTGTAAAAATGCACTAGTGTCGAAAATCGAACGTGTACGATAATGATAAGACCACCGTCAATACAATCTCGCAGTTTTTTACAAACATGTCAAGGAGGGAGAAGCAAAAAAATGCAGGCAGCGAATGATAACAAGCCACGTCTGATGTCTCCAAAGGAAGCGGCGGCGGCAACCACCATGTCGAGGGTGCTGCTGACCCTCATGTCCAAAGAGGGCCGCTTCCCGGTTCCGGTCTTGGTCGGTGAGCGGCGCCAGGCCTACGTCCGCGCCGAGGTTGAGGCCTGGATTGATTCCAAGATTGCCGCGAGGGCGGTGGCATGAGGCGACCCAAAGCGAAGCGCGAAACAGCAGTCGGTGACAATTTTCGAGTTTTCACAGCGACAAATTCAGGGGCTCTGGAAGACAAAGTGGGCGATTTTATCGACACTTATGGCCAAGATATTCAGATCCTATCGATGACCACAACGTCTGCATCTTACGGCGAGTCTAACGACATGGGCGTAATGCTTACCACCGCTGTTTGGTATCGATACGTCTAACCACAACAATAGGGAACATCAATGAGAATCAGATCAGCTCGGCCGGTGCGGCTTGCACCGTCGCCGCGGGGATTTTGCACGCTTGCAAAGTTCAACATCCAGATCACTGACGACGTCATGATCTGTGATTGCACGTTAGTACAGGCCCCAGACGGTCGCATCATTCTGTACGGGCCGGGGCGCGAGGGCAACACCCTGTCATGCTCGCCTGAAACCCGCCGTGAAATCGTTGAGATGGCGCTCGCCGCCGTGGAGCTGAAGAATGAACGCACAGCCGCAGCCTGAGACCAGTATTGTCGACATCCGACGCTCCCTGCTGGCGAACGGCTACATCCCCGTGCCGGTGAATGGCAAGCGTCCAAAAATCAAAGGTTGGACGACGTTTCGCCCCACCGCGGATCAACTTGAGGGGCAAGCACGACGGCATGCAGATCATCTTTCGACCGGCATTATCTGCGAGAACGTCGTCGCTATCGACATCGACGCTCTGGATGAATCGGTCGCAGAGAAACTGATCATCCGGCTGATGCAGGTTCCCGGTGCCGACCGCGCGCCCTGCCGTGTGGGTAAGGCTCCCAAGGCGCTCTTCCTGTTCCGCACCAGCACACCGCTGGCGAAGCGCATGACACCCGAGTTTTCGGTCAACGGGCGGAAATGCCAGGTTGAGGTCCTGGGGAAGGTCCAGCAGTTTGTGGCCTTCGGTCTACACGCCGAGACCGGAAGGGAATACACATGGAGCAACGGCGATCCGCTATCTGTTCCGGTCGCCGACTTGCCGGAAATCACCAGCGAGCAGGTCGAGGCATATATTGCCGACGCCGAGGTTGTTCTCGCTGAATACGGCTCACCCGTGAAGGAAGCGAAGGAGCCGATTAAAGCCAAGACTGTGGTCGGCACGTTCTGGCAGCGGGTCAATTCCGCCGCCCTTGCGAATACCGACGCGTGGGTCCGCGACCTGTTCACGACAGCAACGAAGGAGGTCGGAACCGGCGCGTGGAGAGTCACGTCTGCGGCTCTAGGGCGCTCCCTCGAGGAAGACATCTCCATCCATGAGGATGGCATTCAGGACTTCGGCTTGGAGCAGCCGGAAACGCCCATTTCGCTTGTTGAGAAATATGGCGGTGCGCCGTCTGTAAAGGATGCCGCTATATGGCTTTGCGAGCGCCTTGGGCGAGATCCTGCTGATTTCGGATGGCAGGTGCGAAAGCCAGTGGAAATCCGCTTCGGCGCTTCCAAGGAGCCGCTGCAGGCCGCCAACGATGATGACGTAGATGCAGAAGACATTCCCCTCCCCGAACCTGACGCCGGGGGCCTTCCGGAACATCTCTGCTTCCCTCCTGGCGCCGTCGGTGACTTCGCGCGGTTCACGGTCAGTTGCGCCCGCTTTCCGTCGCCTCATCTCGCGCTTGTGTCAGCACTGGCCTTCACTGCGGGACTCATCGGCAGGCGATACAAGGGGCCGACAGGTCTGCGCAGCAACCTCTACATTGTTGGCCTCGCTGAGTCCGGGTTCGGCAAAGATATCACCATCCGCGTGCCCGAAGCGCTGGCGGACAGCACCGTGCACGGGAATACCGTTTCTCAGAAGCTGTTCATGGACAAGATCCGGAGCATGCCTGGCATTGCCGGGAAGCTGCGGAAGACGCCTTCTTGTGTGGCCGTGCAGGACGAGTTTGGTCGATGGCTCGCAGAGCACACCGGAAAGAACGCCGCGACACACAAAGCCGAGATCGCGTCTGCCCTTATGGAACTGACAGGTGCGCCAGCGGGTTCGTGGGGTGGTATGGAGAAGGCGGAAGGCAACATCGCCCGCATCATCCAACCATGCTTTACGATACACGGAATCTCGACACCCTCCACGTTCTGGGCAGCACTCGGCAGTAGCAACATTTCAGAGGGTCTTCTGCCACGGATGGTGCTGATCGACGTTGGCAACCGTGAACCAGTTAAGGTTCGCGAACCGATGGGCGATCTGGACAACATTCCAGCCGAGCTCAGTGAAAAGGTCGCGATGCTACTCGGCGGCAAGTCGAAATACGCGGGGTCATTTTACGCTCTGTCGGCGAAGTCGGACGAGAAGCCGTTTCCAATCGTGACGGTTGGGACGGATGATGGTGTTCGTGATTTCTTCGAGGAGTTCGACGACCGCATCCGCGCGATGAAATCGACGATCGACAAGAGGTACTGGCCGATCCTGAACCGCGTCGGGGAAAACTCTGCGCGGCTCGCCATGATCGTCGCGGTCGGCTGCGACCCTAAGTCCCCTGTCATTTCCATGGAGATCCAGCAATGGGCGAACGATGTAGCCGAGCATTCGCTGAAGGTCATCCTGAAGGGCGCCGACAGCAACATCGCCGATAACGACAGGCAGGCTGAGTACCTTCGAGTCAGGGCCATGATCGAGCGCAAGGGCAAGGATGGCATAACGCACCGGCTCATTATCAAGAACCTCAAGGGTTCCATTCCAGGGCCGCGGCTGGACGACATTCTGACCATGCTGCAGCAATCCGGCGAGGTCTGCTATGCGGAAAGCACGGCGAAGAGCGGGCAGAAGATGGCCCGCTTCTGGATGAAGACCAAGCTTCCGAAAGACGCGAAGATAGCGGTCTAAGGGTGGGTCCAAGACTGGGTGCAAGATAGGGTGCAAGGGTGGGTACGATTTCAGATGAGTACCCACCCTTGCGCTAGTTTTTGGACCCAGTCTTCCCCACCCTTGCACCCACCCTTGTACCCACCCTTGTACCCAGTCTTTATCCTAAATAACCCAATATATTCATACACATATATATAGATAGGGTTCTTATATGGTGGGGGGAGTGGGGGGGGACGGTTTTTAGGGGTGATTTTCAGATGATTGCGTACGCGCGTGCGCGTGAGAAGCGAGAACGGAAATGAACATCGACTATACTCACACCCTGCACAACATCGCCGACCGCATCGAGCGGCTGGCGCCCAGCCACCGAGATCCGTTCCGCTTCCACGAGGAGAAGAGCGAACTGGTCGCCGAGCTCAGGCGGTTGGCAGCTGGTGGAACAATTTGTTCCACCAGCGAGGATCGCAAGGGCGCCTACAGGCTCGCAGCAAATGACAACACACCACAGAGGAGGAGCGCAGCATGAACGGCCAGGCCAAGAAGAACCTACGGCAAGCCATCCCGTCGTCTGCATTCGGCACGCCTGGCTGGGAGGCGATGCAAGCCGCGGTCAGGTGGACGGCAGGCGAATTACAACACGTCGATGACATCCTCAACCAACTCGGCCTGCTCACAATCGCACGACGTTGCCTCGTGGCGGGCGAGACGCTGGAAGAGGTAGGTGCGGAAGGTCCGTACGGCACAACCGCTCAGCGGCGCGCCTGGGCGGCTGGTAGGCTGGAGGCGGCGTGTCGGGCCATGGTGGAGGCGGAGCGGCTGGAGGAGACGCTGACCAGGGCGGCGGCGAAGATCGCCTACCTGGAGAAGAAGCTGGAACTAGCCCGTGCTGAGACACGGGCAGCGGCGCGGTATGGACAGATCAAGGTGCCGTTCCGGGAGAAGCAGCCGGTGAGCGTGGATTGGGATGCTTGAAGGTAGGTGTGCCAATTGGCACACTTACGAAATCATTGAATAATCCGGGGCGGCGTTGATGAAGCGGAGGTTTTGTGTCGGCCACGGGGTTTCAAGTCACCGAGGGGTGAGAGGGTATGCGACGATGAGGCAGGGGGAAAGGACAGACATTCCATCAATTGAGGGAAGGTCTTGATAGAAAAGAGGAAAATTGCGTGAGTGCCACTAACGCGCACTGAGCATGGCAACAGGTGGGATACCGAAATTTCGGTATGCTGAGTTCCGATTCCGCCGATTTCCATACAGTAGTATGAAGGGGTCATGTCGCAGTCGGCGACGAGACCAAAGTAGGGCAATTGCCCCATTTTCCAAACCATTGAACAATTCGCCGCCGCGTTACTATTTCTCGGCGAAATGTGTACTTTCCGGCTTTTCGTTCCCTGTAGGGTTAGATGGTGACGAAACTGCACAGTTTCCAATTCATTGAACAATTCCCTCCGGCGTTAATGTTTTTCGCCGAAAGGTGTGCAAAACGCGTTTTCGTGGGGAGTATATATGAGAGGGTATGAAGGACGTTCCTAGAGGGAACATCCTCTCTTCACATTTTTCTCCACCGCACGTGCATTTTCGTGGCGCGTTGCTGCGTACTAATATGAAGGGCTATCCCCTCACCCCCCTTTCCCAGAATCGCCGCCGGCCACTTCCTCCGGCGCGATCAGCCCGTCGAGCGCGTCTCCCGCGAACCGGGCAAGTTTCCTGCGCGCAGGCCATGCCGCGCGGGATAGCTCTCGGCCGGCGCCGGCCAGTCGGTCGGGAGCAGCCATTCAAGTCGTCCCCGTCGCGGGACGACTTTTTTATTGCCCACTCAAAATCTTGATCAACGCAAATCAGGGGAGGACGGTATGACCGGCCCACCGCACGCATTTCCAGAATGGTGGTTCGATCGCCGCTGGAACCTGAACGAGGTCGCAACCATTGTCGCGACGCCTTACGACACGGTTTACCGCTGGACGCAGCTGGTGCGGGCCACTGGTCTTTTCTTCGGCGAAAAGCGCGGCCGCGAGATCCTGTTTGACTGCCACGAACTCTATGCCTTCCGCATCCTTGTGGCATTCTTCCGGGCAGGCATCCCGGTCGGCCCCGCCCAGATTAGGGCGGTCGTGCACTTCTGCTTCGGCGAGGACGGGGCGCCGCGCATCCCGGAAGGGAGCCTGATCCAGGTCGCACCGGATTCGCAATTCGTGGTCGATGCCGTCCGCGTCTACCACGCCGTCGTCGGGGGCACAGAACCGGAGGCTGCCCATGCTTGACCGCTTTCGAAAATGGCTATCCGGCGGCACCCGGTCCTACACAGCCGCAGGGGGTGGCAGGCGCGGGCAGTCGCTGCAGACGATGCACCACCAGCTGCACTCCATCGCCGCAGCCCGTGGCACCCTCGCGGCCCGTGCGCGGTTCCTGGCGGCTAATAACCCGCTTGCCGCATCTGCGGTCGAGGCATGGGTGTCTGCCCTGGTCGGCACGGGCGTGAAGGGCCAGGCCAAGGCGCCCGCGCCGCTGCGTAACACGCTCAACCTGTCCTTCGAGAACTGGACGGACGAGTCGGACGCCGACGGCCTTAGCGACTTTTACGGTCAGCAGGATCTCATTGTGCGCCGTGTCGTCATTGACGGCGAGGCGCTGGCCGTCTTCGTCCAGGACGGCGACCGCATCCGCATCCGCATCCTCGAGGCGGAACAACTCGACGCCTCATACACGGCCACGCTGTCAAACGGCAACGTCGTGGTGCAGGGCGTCGAGCACGACTCCAAGGGCCGGCGCGTCGCTTTTCATATCTTCGACCGTCCTGCCGGCATGGAGCTTGGCCTTGCTAGGCAGCGTTCGCGCTATCCGGCAAGCGAAGTCCTGCATGTCTTCCGCCGCATCGTGCCGGGGCAGGTCCGCGGCGTAAGTTGGTTCGCTCCAGTCATGGTTCGGCTCAATGATCTGGACGGATGGCGGGACGCGGAAATGATGCGCCAGCGGGTGGCATCTCTCTTCGTCGGCTTCGTCATCGCCCCAGATGGCACGGCTGCTCCGCTCGATGGCGAGCAATCCGGTTCGGAGATCACCGGACCCCTGACGCCCGGGACGCTGACCTATCTGTCGGAACCTGGGCAGGATATCCGGTTCAGCGATCCAGCCAAGATCGGTTCGGAGACCATCGGCTTCGCCGACATCACCGAGCGGGAGATAGCGGTCGGCCTCGGCCTTCCAGATTATCTTCTGAGCGGCGACCTGTCCGACGTCAACTATTCCAGCATCCGCGCAGGCATGGTGGAATTTCGGCGTCGCGTGGAGGCACTTCAGCACTCGATGCTTGCGTTCCAATTCCTGCGGCCCGTATGGCGCCGCTGGGCGACGCTTGAGACCCTGTCAGAGCGTGTCGACGCGACCCTTGCCGAAGCGCTGCCAGTGTCGTGGATCACACCGAAACAGCATTGGGTCGACCCGTCGAAGGACGTGACAGCCGAAATCGACGCCATCAACGCCGGTCTGATGTCTAGGCGCGAAGCCGTTGCTGCGCGTGGCGTCGACTATGAGGCGCTTATAGCTGAGATTGCCGCGGACAACGCCTATGCCGAGAGCCTGGGCGTGACCTTTACCGCCCCTCCACCCCGCCAGCCGGCGAACGACAACCAGCCTGCAGCGCAAGCCGCGGCATAACTCAAGGTGGATCCATGACAAAGAAGAACGGCGGCACCCCCGCCGAACGAACAGGCGTGTCCGAAATGCTGACGCGCGCCGACGCGAAGCTATCCAGCTTCAATGCGGAAGCGCGGACGGTTGACCTGGTGCTTGCCACAGAAACCCCGGTCCGTCGCCGGTCCTGGGACGTTGGCGTCTATGACGAGATCCTGACTGTCACTCCGCAATCGATTGATGCGGCACGTTTGGACAGCATGGCGCTCCTCGATAGCCATGATTCCTATTCGGGCCTCGACTCCCGGCTCGGCTCTGTTGTGCCCGGCTCGCTCAGGTTCGAAGGCAAGACGGCTATCGTGACGGCCAAGATCAGCCGCAACCCCAAGGGCGAAGCACTCTTCCGCGATCTGGAGGACGGGCACGTCATGGGCGTTTCCGTCGGATACAAGATCACATCCCAGACCAAGACAGAGGCACCAGCCGGTGGTGCGGCAACAATCCGCGCAACTCGCTGGCAGCCTATGGAAATCAGTGTCGTGTCCGTTCCGGCCGACCCTGGCGCAAGCACCCGCTCGCACGAGCCGGACGCTGACACCACCACCCCCGCAATTGAAAGGCAGACCATGACCCGCAAAGAACTGAACGCCGAAATCCGCTCGATCCAGAAGGCGGCCGGCCTTCCTGACACCTGGGCGCAGACGCATATCGACGCCGACGAGATCGACCTGAACGCGGTTCGCGCCGACGCTCTGGCGCAGCTTTCCACCCGCTCGACGGCAACCCCTTCGAATATCCAGGTGGGCACCGACCACACCGACCCGGTAGCCATCCGTTCGGCCATGGCCGACGCACTGGCCCACCGCATTGCGCCCGGCGCCGTCAAGCTGGAAGGCCGCGCCGTCGAATACCGTTCGCACCGCCTGCTCGATATGGCCGGCGACCTTGCCGTTGCCCGCGGCGAGCGTGTCAACCTTCGCGACACCGAAGGTCTGTTGCAGCGCGCAGTTGGCGCCCATAGCACCAGCGACTTCCCCGAACTCGTTTCGGCGGCCGCGAACAAGGCCCTGCTCGCACAGTACGCCATCGCAGCACCGACTTATAGGAAGTGGGCCGCACGAAAGCCCTTCGCTGATTTCAAGGAGCACAACTTCCTCCGCGTCGGCGACGTTCCTGCCTTCAAGGAGATCAAGGAAGGCGGCGAGGTCAATTATGGGACCCTGTCTTCCAGCGCCGAAAAGGTCTCGGCCAAGGAGTACGGCACGGGCATCGCACTTGGCCGTCGCCTGCTCATCAATGACGATTTGTCCGCGCTGAGCGACTTCTCCTCCGGCATCGCCATCCGTGCGGCCAATGACGAAAACGCGCTGGCCTACGGCATCTTGAAGTCGAACCCGACGATGGCGGACGGCTACGCGCTCTTCAGCACCGACCACAAGAACCTGCCGACTGCCGCAGCCTTCGGCGCCACGACCATCGCCGCCATGGTGAAGGCGCTGCGCGGTCAGACCTCGCTCGACGGCATGAAGCTCAACCTTCAGCCCGGCATGTTGGTTGTCGGTAGCGACCTTGAAGTCGCCGCCCGCACGCTACTCACGGCCATCCAGGCGACGAAGACCAGCGACGTGAATCCCTGGGCCAACTTCGCCGAACTTGTCGTGGATTCTGAGCTTGGTGCCACCGAGCATTACCTCTTCACCTCGCCGGCTGCCGCCCCGACCGTTGTCTACGGGTATGTCGGCGGTGCCGAAGGCCCGCAGATCCGCAGCGAGCGCGATTTCGATACCCTGGCACTGAAGATTGCCGCCAACCTCGACTTCGCGGTCGGCGCTATCGACTTCCGTGGCGCGGTCAAAAATGCCGGCGCGTAATGTCCATTGAGGATCTGAACAGTCAGAGGGCGGCCCTAGTGGCCGCCCGTGGTTCCGGCCAGCTTGAAGTCGAATTCAACAATGGCGGCACGCGCCGCCGTGTCGTCTATCGCTCAATGGCCGAAATCATCGCGGCAATCGCCGCCATAGACCGCGACCTTGCCGCACTGAGCGGCACGCGCCCGCGCACATTCCTCCCTGTTTTTCGAAGTGGATTCGAGTAATGAAAAATTTCATCTCTACCGGCGACATCATCACCGTGACCGCGCCATATGACGTTGCCTCCGGCGCTGGCGTGCTTGTCGGCGCCATCTTCGGCTTTGCCGTGACGTCCGCTAAGTCCGGCGAGCAGGTCAACATCAAGCGCTCCGGCGTCTTCGATCACGCCAAGACCTCCGCCCAGGCGTGGACAGAGGGTGTCGCCCTTTACTGGGACAACACCAACAAGGTGCTGACAACCACGGCAAGCGGTAACACGCTTGTGGGCGCGGCTGCTGCCGTTGCAGCCAATCCGTCGGCTACCGGCCGCGTCGTCATATAAATGGACTGGCGCGCTCTCGAGGCGGCCACGGACTCGGCTGTCATAGGCGCCTTCGACGAAGAGGTGCGCCACCTACCACAGAAGAACGGGACGGCTGACCCTGGCCGTCCTGTCACCAATCTCCGCGGCGTTCTGCACACGCCTTCGCCGGAAGGTACGATCAATATTGGCAACGGCCTGACGACCACCATGGCGGCTTCCGAATCCGCCCTGGTCGTGCAGCGCTCCGCATATCCTGGCGTGGTCTTCCGAAAGCTCGATATCATCCGCGGCAATGAGCTTGCCGGAACGCCCCTCTGGGAAATCAAGACCGTGAACGACCGCTATTCGTCCATCATCGTCCTGACGCTGAACCAAAAATGACGCTCTCCAAGACCCTCGCGGCGGCTGCCGCACGACTTTTCCCCGCCCTCCCGACGCCCTCCCGAAAGCCGATCACGGCCCAGACGGTGCGCGACCTCCTTCGAAAGGAAAACAAATGACCGAGAACATCACCGTAACGCTCGCCAAGCCCGTCGAACACAACGGCGCGGTCTACTCCAGCTTCACTTTCCGCGAGGCCACGGCCGGCGATCTCGCCACCGCTGACGCTGTGAGCGGCAACGTGAATCAGACGCTCGCGATGCTGGCATGCATGGCTGATGTACCGATCCAGGCGATGAAGAAGATCAAAGCGCGAGACCTGAAGCGCGTCATGGCCTCGGTGGGTGGCCTGATGGGGGAGCAGGACGAGGACGGTGGACAGACATCATAGCTGTCGTCGCGTCCCAACTCTCCACCTCGATCCTGGAGGTGGAGAGCATGCCTCCCGAAAAAGCCCTTCGATACTTCGACGCGGCCGTGAAACTAAGCCAGCAACTTAGGGGTTGAAATGGCCACTAAAGAATCAAAACTTATAGTTGGCCTGATCGATCAAGTATCTGGCCCGGCGCGCCGCATTGGTGGCGCGCTGAATGCCCTGAATCGCCAGTCCTCGGCCATGCTCGCGCCCATCCGTGGCTTGACTGGCCAGCTGCTGGCATTCGGTGGTGCGTATCTGGGTATGTCGCAGGGCTGGACTCGCACGTATAGCGCTGCGGCGAACGCCCAGCAGGCGCTATCGGAGATCGGCATCAAGGCCGATCTGACCCAGACCCAGCTCGCCGGTCTCCAGCAGCGCCTTACAAAGCTATCGCCCACCGTCAACCAGTCGACCACCGACCTCATGGCTGGCGTGGATGCCATGCTGACCATGGGCACGGCGGCGAAAGACGCGGAAGGCGCCATTCCCGCTATCGGCAGGGCTGCTACGGCAACCGGCGCGGCTATCTCGGACCTGTCGTCTGCATCGTCAAGCGCAATGCAGAACCTTGGCGTCATGCCCGCCGAGATCAGCCGAATGCTCGATGGGATGGCCTACGCCGGTAACGCCGGAGCATTCGAACTGCGCGACATGTCGCAGTATTTCCCGCAGCTGACGGCCTCCGCCCAGTTTCTTGGAATCCACGGCGTCGAGGGCGTCAACGACCTGGCTTCGGCCCTGCAGATCGCAAGACGGGGCGCGGGCGATGCAGGCACTGCCGCGAACAATCTTTCGGATTTCATGGGGAAGATCGTCACCCCGCAGACGGTCAAGAACTTCCGCAAGTTTGGGGTTGACGTCACCAAAGAGCTCGCCAAGGCAAAGAAGCAGGGCATCTCGCCGATCGAGCACTTCATCAAGCTGATCGACAAGAAGACCGAAGGCGGCAAGTCGGAACTGCTGACCCAGCTCTTCGGCGATAAACAGACGCTCGACTTTATCAAGCCGATGATCGCTGGGTTCGAGGACTATATTCGAATCCGTGACGGCGCGAACAAGGCCAACGGCACGGTCGCCGACGCCTATGCCAAGCGCATGCAGGACGCGCACCAGAAGACCAAGTCTCTGGCCATCGCCATTGAGAACCTGGGCACGTCGATCGGTGCCAACCTCCTCGGCCCCGTCGGCGAGATGGCGGAAAAGTTCGCGAAGTCGCTTAACAACCTCGATGCGCATTTTACGATCTTCGACTCGATCAGCTCGCGCATGCGTGGCTTTCTGTCCGGTCTTGGCGTTGACACTGGCAAGGGCGCGATCCAGGGCATCCACGACCTGATATTCGGCGCGGAAGACGCCAGCGCAGCGGCCGACAAATACGGTCGTCTTTTCGGGCAATTCCAGGACTATGGACGATCGATCCGGCAGTTCGGCGAGGACATCGCCAAAAACCCCATCGTCCAATTCTTCAAGGACTTGTCGCCGTATTATTTCGAGGTCTTGAAGTGGAGCCTTGGCTTCATTCTGGTTGCAGGCGCAATCCGTAAGCTGGCATCAGCAATGATGCTGCTGTCTGGCGCATCCACCATCATCGCGGCGGTAAAGGGTATCGGGAGCGTGGCCGCTGCACTTGGAATTGGTGGCGGCGCTGCCGTCGCTGGAAGCCGTGGCGCGGGCGCAAGCGTAGCTGGCGCTGCCGCAAAGAAGGGCGGCCAATGGCTTGCCCGCTGGCTCGGCGGCACGGGCGCCGCCGACTGGGTTGGAGCCGGACGAAGATCAAGCGGCCTGACGGCATTCGAGAAGATCGGGCAACTGACTGGCCGGTTCGGTTCGAAACTGGGCTGGCTTGGCCGTGGTGCGAGCCGCCTGCTTGGCACGCCGTCCATGGTTGCGGAGACGACATTCCGCGCCCTCGATGCCGTACCGCACGGGACCATGGAATCCGCGACGCGCGGCAATCCTGACCTTCTCCCGGCGCTCGATCGCGCCAACGCCATGTGGCGCGGCGTAGCGTTCGAGGGCGGCATGCATCGAGCCGGCCTTGGCGCAGGACCGCAGCCTCTGTCGCTGGACGCAGGAACGATCGGCGAGCTGCTGCAGCCCACGAAAGGCGTCCAGCAGGTGGAGGTTACGAACCACGAACGGCCGCACATCACGGTCAACGCGCCAGTGACGATCACTGGCATCTCGTCGCCTCAGGACGCCGTCGAAGCGGCGGCATCGCGGATGGGCCAGGCGGCAAAGGCTGCCGTCGAATCCAGCTTCAGTGGCGGCGGCGGCTTTTAACAGGGACGAAGGACATGACCATCACCATAAAGTGGGCCGACGCCAATCTGGCGAAGTTCGGTAAGGCGATTCATCGTCTCAATACCGAATTCCCGAAAGTCCTGCCGCAGGAGATCAACAAGGTCGGTAATCGAGTGCGCACGCAAGTAGTGCGCACTCTGACAAAGCAGACCGGCCTGCCCAAAAAGACCATCCAGAAAGCGGTGGGCACTGAAGGCGCGACACCGGGCAAACTCTTCTTCACCATGAAGAGCGCGGGCGGTGACATTCGTTTGCGTTTCTTCAAGCCAAGGGAAACCAGGAAAGGCGTGGTCGCCAAGCCGTGGGGGAAGCACACGCTATTCGCTGGCACATTCATGAAGGGCGGGAAGTTCCCCAAGCGTGTCGACGTGGCGCAGCTGACTCCTGACGTATGGCGCCGCCTCAACAAGAGCGGCAGCCGCATAACGCAACAACGCTCAGGCGTCCGTATCCCCGTCGAAATGATAACGGGCGCAACGGCCGAGGCCTTCGACAAGATGGCAGGCCCATTGCTCGAGCAGCGGGTGATGAAGGTCATCGCGAAGCTCTTGAAGTGAGGCCGGCCGGCGGGTCCTCCCCGGCCTGCAGCCCATGCGGGCCGGCGTATCCCGAAATATGACGCAGGAACGAAATTCCTATGCGGTTTCCTTCCCAAGAATGAGGTTCTAATGGAACTGAAAACATCCGCAATTGCGGGGCTTCTAGGGCTGTCCACTAGAAGATTAAACCAGTTGGCCGAGGAAGGAATCGCAGTTCGAATTGCGCCAGGAACCTTTGACGCCACGGCAACCGTGCAGGCCTACATCCGGCACGTGTCGGGAAAGGCCGGCAGCACGACCGTCAACCTGGATCTCAACACGGAGAAGGCACGGCTAGCGAAAGAACAAGCCGATGGCCAAGAGATCAAAAACGCCCAATCCCGCGGCGAGCTACTCTTAGCCGACGATGTTGAGCGCACCTGGTCAGACGCTTGCCGGCGCCTTCGCTCCGAAATGCTCGCCGTGACTGGCCGCGTCCGCGCCGCCACCGGCCTTGAAGCGGCTGACGCCGCTGTCCTCGATAGAGAAATACGCGATGCTCTCACCGTCCTATCCGGCGGCGAAGACGACCCTGGCCAAGGCGCTGAGGAGTCTCCGCCCGCCGCCTAAGCTGCGCATGTCTGCGTTCATCGAGCGCACCATCCGCCTTCCTGATGATGTCTCTTATGCCGCTGGCCGCATGCGGCTTTACCCCTTCCAGAAGGGAATTGCGGATGCGATTGGCGACCCGCTGATCGAACGCGTCACTGTCCAAAAAAGTGCTCGCATAGGATACACTTCCCTCCTGATCGGCGCTATCGCCAACTACGTCGTCAACGACCCTGCCCAGATCATGGTCGTGATTCCGGTCGACAAGGACGGCCGCAAGCTCGTCGTCGACGTGATGGAGCCGATCTTCCGGTCATCTCCTGATCTCGCCGGCAAGCTGTCTGGCGACGACCAGGAGGTCAATCGCAACACGATGATGTCGAGACGCTTTAGCGGCGGCTCGCTCAACGTGGTCGCAGCTAAAGCGCCAAACAACTTGCGCGGCTCGAACGTCCGGGTGCTCTTCCTCGACGAAGTCGACTCTATGGCCAACACCGCCGAAGGCTCGCCGATCCTTCTGGCGGAGGGCAGAACGACCTCATACGTTGATAGAAAAATTGTTATCGGAAGCACGCCGGTTGATGCCGCCACTTCTCTGGTCTGTGATTCTTTCGCACGGTCCGATCAGCGCGTTTTTGAAGTCCGGTGCAGTGAATGTCACGACTACTCGGAGATCCTTTGGGAAGACATTCGGTGGCCAGCCGGTGAGCCTGAAAAGGCAGCCTGGTGCTGTCCGAAATGCGGCGTCTTCATCGACCACCGCTATAAGTCCAGCATGGTGGCAGAGGGCCGCTGGCGCATCACGAGGCCGGAGGTCAAAGGCCATGCCGGCTTCCGGATTAATTCGCTGGTCTCGCCGCTCCCTATCGCCGCCTGGCCGAAGCTGGCAGCGGAGTTTGAGGAAAAGAAGGACGACCCCGACAAGCATCGGACGTTCAAGAACCTTGTACTTGGTCTGCCGTGGGACGAGGGCGGCCAGGAGATCGACGAGGAGGAAGTCGCCGGCCGTGCCGAGGACTTCGATATCGGCAACATCCCAGCCGAAGTGCTTTACCTCACCATGGGGGTGGATGTGCAAGATGACAGACTAGAAGCAACCACGGCCGGCTTCGACCGCGACGGCACGATGTTCATCCTTGACCACGCCGTCATCTATGGTTCGCCTGATGACGATCAGACCTGGCGAGAATTGGACGCCCTTGCCACGGCACGCCACGCCCATCCGCTTGGCGGAACGATCGGTATTGATGCGGTAGCAATCGACTCCGGCGACGGCGATTGGACACAGAAGGTCTATGACTTTTGCAGGCCGCGCGCTCGCCGCCGCGTCATGTCGATCAAGGGCATGGGGGGCAATCGGCCCGTCATCACCGCCACTAAGAGCAAGGATATCCGCGGCCTATTCATCGTTGGCGTGGATGTCGTCAAGACCACGCTCATGAACCGCGTCATCCGCAACGTCATGCTGCGGTTCTCGAAGAGCCTCGAGCCGGTCTGGTACGAACAGTTCCTCAGCGAAAGAAAGGTCGTCCGGTACATCGGGCGCCGGCCGGTCGCGAAATGGGAACGTCTACCGGGAAGGGCCGCAGAAGGGCTTGACGCCGCCGTGTACGCCTATGCGGCACGGCAAATCATACCGAACAACTTTGACAGCCGAGCTTCAGAACTGAAGCAGGAACCGCAGGCACCGAAAAGGCCGCGGGTGATCGAATCCGATTGGATGAAAGGAATCAACAGATGAAGATAGAGATCACACGCTGGCAGCCGCTGGAGCACCGTGGACACGGCATTGCGTCCGTCAATTTCCGCATTGGCAGGATAACGGTCAGGGCTGCGCTGTTTCATCACTACGACGGCGGCTACCGCGTAAGCATGCCCCTGACCCAGCTCAAACAAAGGAACGGCCGCCCATTGGTGGCGGTCGGCTTGTCGGACGGTCTATGGGAAGAAGTGTGCGAAGAGGCGCTGCGATACTATGAGTCCACCGGCAACCGTCGAATGGACGAGCTTCGCGGAGATGCGGAAAGCAGCGAACCAGACAACGCCGGGCTGAAGCGGGTGCTTGCCGCATGATCAGGATCAGCAATCTACACCCTGCGCGCGGCCGGGTGGTGGCCACGTTCACGGCAGACGTCGGCGAACTGGCCTTGCCTGGATGCGCGCTGATCCGCCGTGGCGACGGCTATGTGCTTTCGGTGCCGCGGATCGGCTCACCGTCCCGACCGGCGCCGCTGTCGGCCGTGCAGGAGGCCGAACTGTTGCGCGTGGTGATCGAGGCTGCGGGGAGCATGGTGCGGCCCGTCTGCCCGGATATGGAGGCGGCGTTGCGGCAAGTGGGATAAGGTGTCCCCAAAACTGGGGAGACCATAACGCAATTTTGCACCGAGTGATTTCAAGGGGATAGCACCGATCCGTGCCGAATGTTTTCAATTAGATAGCAGACCTTAAAATCAAGGTCTGCGCGCTGAGCTCAATTTCAAGCCGAATGATTTCAATGAGATGGCGGCGGTTTTGGTGAATCGGTCGACCTCTGGTGAGGATTGCTTGTCGCCATTGTGGCGAGTAGCAGAAGTATGCTGATTGAAAGCGCCACGCTTCGTCTCAGGAAACTCCAGCTCATACAGCACCTTGCGGCGTGCTGTGGCTCAATCCTGACGATCCCGCAGACGGACACCAAAACAAAAAACCGCCCGCCCCGTGAAGGGCGAGCGGTTGGCCGTCTCCTCAGGTGCCCCGTCCGGTCGGTAGTCGGCGGGGCGGCGTAATAAAAAGCCGGGGCGGCTATACAGCGCCACCGGCAAAAGCAGGCCGGTCAATGCGGCGAACGGCCTGCGGGAAGCTAAAAGGTCGTCAGCACGCCCACCACAACGGCTTGTGCGGCAGCTAAGGGCAAGGTCACGCAAACCCCGTCATGGCGCTTGTAGGTGACGTGGTCGTCTGTGCGATCGACGAGTTCGGCGCGGGTGCCGTCGCGGAAAATGAGGTGCGTCATGCTGCGGCCTCGTGGTCGATGTCCAGACCTACCAGCGCGCGGTACATGTCGACGGCCTCGGTATTGAACTTCTCGATCTTGACGATCCGCAGGGCGTCTAGAGTGGTGACTTTGATGCGAACAAGATGCGGATTACCGTTGTAGCAGATGACATCGACATCGTTGCCGCGAATATCGAGGATCAGAAGCGGCCAGTTGCGCCCGCTGGCCTTTTCGAACGTGATCATGTCGCCGACCTGGAACTTCGCAGGATTCTTGCTGCGAAGGTGCAGCCGAAAGCCGAGGATGGTGGCGGGGTTGTTGACATGGGCGGAGACAGATCTTCTCGGCACCAACCTGCGCGGCTCGAGCCTTCTTTCGGGTGACGTGGTGTGCATGTGCATGGTGGGGCTCCTCGTTGTTGCGTTTGTCGCACTGTATTTGTACAGTGTCCCTATAAAGACACTGTTTTTGTACAGTGTCAACATGCATTGTGATGAGGTACAAAAAATAATGCACGCGACGACGATGAAGATGGCGCGGGTCGGCCTCGGCTGGGGCGTCAGGGAGCTTGCTGAGCGTGCCGGCGTGACCGCAAACACCGTTACGCGCATCGAAAATGGCGCCGACGCAAAGAAATCCACTATGGACGCGATTCAGACCGCCTTGGAGCGGGGGGCGCAGGACGAGGAAGGCCGGTGGCGATTCGCTGAATTTATTTCACCCGACGGAGTCCGGATTGTAGAGGGCGGTGTAGAACCACCGATCGACCAATGAGGTACGCAATCGCCGCTCTAGCCCTTGTCGCCTATCCTGCGTCCGCCGCGGAGATGACAAACCTGCAAGGTGCCCTTGCTATTGAGTGGATGGTCGCGCACTGCGATTTCAGCCAGGATCACTCAATGGGGGTCATGGTGGCAAGCATGACCATAAACGGATCTGACCCGGAACAGGTACAGAAGGATCGAGCGCTCATCAGGGAGCGCTTCACCAGAATAGCAACGGTGGATGAGGCTTGCGCGTCGTTCGATCCGCCAGCCAAGGCGCGACCCGAATTTGTGGGCAAGCCTACCAAGTAG